TATTACCGTTACTTAGCTCAAATGTTTAAGGTCTATTACACAGAGGAACACTGGTTTAAGGTTACTGGCGAAGACGGACAATTCGACTTTATCATGATGAAGAATGACCTGATTGAAGATGGGATAGATATCACGGTTGACGAAGGCTCTAATATGCCTATGAATAAAGGCGCACAACAAGAGTTTGCAACAAGTCTAGCATCTCTCGGTATGATTGACCCACTAACTCTCTATGAGGTTGGTTCGGGTATGCCACTACCATCACCTAAGAAGATGCTTGAACGCCTACTATCGTACCAGACTGACCCTGCCGCCTTTGCTGGTATTGCTAATCAGGACGAGATTGACCGCCTAGCACTCATTGACATACAAATACTTAATGCTGGTGAACTACCTAAGCCTCGTGATGAAGTAAAGCCTGAGTACTTAGCATTCTTTAGTAAGTACATGACAGGTGGAGACTATGCTACTGCTGTCAAGCGTAAACCAGAGATTGAACAACTATACATCGCATTCTTAACCCTTGCACAACAAACCGCTCAGGCTACACTACAAAAGCTACAGTCTCAAATGCCGACACCACAAGAGATGCAAGTGCAAAACGACCAATCAGTAAAGGACGCAGAACAAACCCAAGCTATACAGGGTAGCCCGCCCGCTAGTCCATCTGGCTCACCTCAACCTGCTCCAACACAGAGCTTAACGCCACCTAGCTCAAAGACTATAACTTCCCCTACACAAGCGGTATAGTTTGTGGTACAATAGCTACATAAATTAGGAGACGCAATATTATGCCAGCTGACAACGAACCAAAGGATATTAAGATTGACCTTGAACAGTCACACAGCCTAGACGAAGTTCACGCACAAGCTATCCATCAACTAGATGAAGAGCTACTAGGTGAGAAAGAAGTAGATGAATCTGAGGAAGTGGAAGAAGTAGAAGAAATTGAGGAAATTGAGGAAGTAGAAGAGGTCGAAGAGGTTGAGGAAGACGAACCTGAACCAGTTGTTGTACCTGAACCTGTCAAGGCAGTAGAGGTTAACACTGATATCACCGAAAAGGGTGAAGGCAAGATTGCTATGCGTAATAGCGACGGTGAGACTATCTATGTTAATAATGTAGATGAAATACCTGATGACTTTGAACCATCATCTTACAAGGACTTTGCCGTTGCGACTCAACGCTTGAATGATAAAGCTATTGACGATAGAGCTATTGCCGCTAAGACTGCCGCTGATACAGCACAGGCTCAACGTGATGCAGAGATTAACACCGTTACTGCTTCATGGGATAAAGATATTGATACTCTTACTAAGGGTGGCGTATTATCTAAAGACCAAAAAGAACGAGATGTTGAAATCGGTAACGTATATGAGTATATTGCCAAAAACCTAACAGATGGTGTAGTTATTGACAGCTTCGCCCAAGCACTTAAATCTTTACGTTATGAAAACCTACAAGCAGAACAACAGGCTACGAAAGATGCTAAGGCTCAAGAAACTAAAGACAAAGGTAGTGTTGTTATGGGAGGGGGTGGTACTAACCCAACTAAACCTGTAGCGAGAGTCCCACTACCTGCTGGATTGACACTCGATCAAGTTCACGAACGATTCTCTGGATTGTAGTTGCATAATAGAAACCTCTATGATATTATAGAGGTAATAACCCGAACGGTTTAGTAACTAGTTCGGGTCTTTCTATTTAATTAAGCAAAAAGGAGATAATCAATGGCATTATCAAACAGAGTAATCTCAATTACACAAGACAACTATATTCCTGTCTCTATTGACGGAATATTAAACTCAAACGTATTCACATCACGTTTGTTCATGCGAGAGCAGAAAAAGTTCAGTGGTCGCCAAATGCAAATCCCACTACAGTTCGCTAAACCTACATCGGGTGGCTCGTTCTCAGGTGTTGGAAGCTTTGACACATCACTACAAGACACACGAGTTCGTCAAACATTTAGCCACGCACAGTTCTACCAGAACGTATCTATTAGCGGTGGTGAAGCAAGTTTGAACAAAACTGATGGTGAAGTTCTTGACCTTATGAAAATCACACTAGAGGAAGCACAGAATGCTGCTCTTGATAGTATTGGAGACCAAGTTTATGGTTCTGGTACTGGTGACGACTTCTTAGGCCTAGGTGCTATCGTTGACGATGGAACAAACACATCAACATACGCAGGTCTAACACGCACAAGCTACCCACAGTTAAACTCGACATTAGTCGCTGCAACTGCTGGTGCATTAACATTTGCTAACATGGCAACTGTTATCCGTGGTTCAAGCGCTGCCGGTACAAAGCGAGCACGTGCAAGTATCGTTGTTACAACTGAAACTGTATGGGACTTGCTAGAAAGCCTATACACACCAACTATTCAGTCTAACTACGACTCACTATCACGAGTACAGGTTAGTACATATAGCAAACCCGGTGTTGTTTACAAAGACCAAGATTCACTTAAAGGACAAGCTGGATTTGAAGCACTTTACTGGAGAGGTATTCCAATTGTTGCTGACGAGAAATGTGACAGCGGTTCAATGTTCTTCCTTAATGAGGAATACATCCACTGGTACAACCTTAAAGGTGTTGGTCTCCAACAGTACAAGGTCGCTAGTCAGGTTGACAGCGTTGCTTCTGAGTTTGCTCAAGACTACCCAATCCAATGGAGCGGATTTGACAAGCCATTCAACCAGTACGCACAAATTGGTCAATTCATTATGCTAGGTAACGTAATAAGTGGTAATACTCGCCGTCACGGTAAGTACACTGGAATCACAACGGTCTAAGGAGGACTAATACAATGGGATTAACTATTCAACAGACAATTTTAGAACAAGATTATCACGAAGTCAGTGCATCACAACAGGGTATTCTTGGCTCTCGTGCGGTAACAAAAGATGGACGAGAGTTTCGTTACGCCCTTGCAGGTGCAACGACTCTTGCCCTAGGTAAATTGGCTCAAGCACCAACATTGGTTGCTAACCACCAAGTTGTCGCCGTAGCTGCTGCCGTAGCTGCAGGTGCAACAAAGATAACAGCAACTCTTGGTGCTACAGCTGCAACAGCTGACCAGTATGCGGGCGGTTACGTCAATATTACTGATTCTGCTGGCGCAGGACAAGCACTATTGATTCGTGGGAACAGCGCAGCAGCCTCAAGCGGTGTAATTACACTATTCCTTGATAACCCTGTAACAACTGCTCTTACGACTGGAAGCAAAGCCAACCTAACACGTAACCAATTCGGTGGTGCAGTTATTGCTGCAACAAGTACAATTGACTTAATACTAGGTGTCCCACAAATTGCAATCACTGCCGCTAATTACGGCTGGGTTCAGACTCGTGGTATCAGCTCAGTATTAGTAAACGGTACTCCAACAGTAGGTGCAGGTGTTATCTCATCTGCAACAACCGCTGGTGCACTAGACGTAGAAGGAACCTCAGCGGTTACTCCTCGCCTTGGTGTTATCGTCAACAACGCCGCTGTTTCAACAAAGTACCCTGTAGTAAACTTAAGCATCTTAAACTAGGAGGCTGTAATGCCACGATTATTTGAAGATTACAACGCCCCTACTAAAGAAGATGGTATTGTAACAGGGAAAAAGTTTGGTTACGCAGCTAACGGTTCGTCTGTCACACAGGCAACGAGCCGTGCTACTGCTGTAACGATCAATGCTACATCTGGTACTATCACCACTGATGCTACGTCACTTGCAGCAGAAGCATCAGCTAAGTTTACTGTAACTAACTCAAAGGTCGCTATTGGTGACGTTGTAGTTGTTTGTATACAAAGCGGTGCAATTGCACTAAACACAGACGTTGTAGTAGTAACTGTTGCTGATGGTTCATTTATCTTAAATGTTATCAACAACAATGTAGCAGCTGGCACAGCCGAAACTGGCGCAATCATTGTAAACTTTGCAGTTATAAAAGCAGTAAGCGCATAGGTTTACTATGGCTTATAGCTATATAACATCTGCGACTACCACACAGGTTGGTAGCGCATGCAAGAAAGTGGTTGTTGTTGTCAACACTGCTCTTACGGGGACTATAACGGTTATAGACGGTATANCAGGCACAACTGCTAACGTAGCTACTATTACAAACCCTGGTGTTGGAGCAATGTTTACATACTTCGACCTTAACTCGGGTGTTCGTATCGTTACAAGTGCAATTTGTGACATCACCGTTCTCACTACAGACCAGTCTCGTTAGACATAAGTAACATGATGTGGTAAACTTTCTATATCTAATATAGGAGTTCATACGACCAATGGCAAACGAATCAAAAAGCGACGGCTATCTCACAAAGTGGCGACATTTTCATCCACAATCAACCGTATGGGTTAAAAACCCTCTCGGTCACGACGTTGTATTTAACGTAGCAGACGAACATAACAACCCTTATCAATATCGTATGCCTCAGGGCAAGACAAGTGAACTACCGGGCGGTGCGGTTGCAACGCTAGGTGTCAAAGCTATTGTTGATGAGCTTATTCAGAGTAGCCCAACAGACTCCCTCGCTATGTGGGAGATTGGTGTACGCTCAAAATACGAAGCTGAAATCATTGTACGTTACAAAGAAGCCCCTACACGTGTTAAGAACCAGGAAACTGGCGAGATTAACCTAGGGACAGTATCTAATAATGACGAGGAAGAAGTTGAGATAGTTGAGGAAGAAGAAGCCCCAAACTATCCTCCTAAGGCAGACCCCGTTGAAGCCGAGACACGAACACTTAACCCTAGGTCAGAGTATAGCGCACCACAGCCTACTGTACCCGACTTTGGCGCAGCGTCACTTGTTGGCAAAGACACTGTAGTAATTGAGGAATAAATGTCAGACATTAGCGATCTGAACCTTCAGATTGATGAGCTAGAGGAAAAGCGCTTTCAAATGGAGCGCTCCCTTGGTATTGACAAGGCAAAGTTAGAGAAAGATATTAAAGCTTATACCCTTACATATAATGACCTTGTTGAGTCTATCGGGGTAGCAAAGACATCTCTAGCTACTATCCAAAGAAGTGCAGATAGCCTTAATGTAGATATCTCTAATCAGCAAGCTATTGCCCGACAAGACACAGACAAGCTACAGGCTGAACTCGACAACAAAGAGAAAGCCTTTAATGACAACGTAGAATCTACTATCATCAAATTAACTAGGCGTGAAAAGAAACTAGAGGGTATTGAGAATGACATTATGCTTAAGGACAACGAGTTTAAGCGTATAGCCGATGATATGGAGCGACGTGAAAAGGACATAGCGGACGTTACTGATAAGAATATAGAGCTTGTAAAGACTATAGTCGAAAAGAGTGACCAAAATACAAAAGACGCCGATAACAACGCAAAGGTAAAAGCCGATATAGATGAGCAGGAACGTGCTACTGCTGACCGAGATAAACAATCTACGTTAAAAAGCAAGGAAATCGAGGAAATGCTGTCAGACGCTAAAATTAAGCATACTAAGGCACTTTTATTAAAAGCTGAGTATGTAGCCGAATTAGAGGTATTAGACACTAGAGGGCGTATTGTAAGCGCACAGACTAAACAGAATAAACTAGATAAGCAGAAACTAGCTGATGGGTTCAGACTACTCAGAGACCGCCAAGGATTACTAGCTAGAAATATCAAGAGTGCAAAAGTAAAGGGCGTTGTGGTATAATATACACAAAGCTCACACGGCAACCTATTGTCGTATTTTTTATTAAGGAGAGCAGATGACCAATGCCAAAAGAGACCAGAATTATGTTACCGCTACACTAGCTATTAGTAGTAGTGATAGCACAGCAACCACGCCTATTACAGTTGACCCGACTACTGGTCGTCTATTAGTTGACCCATCTAGTAGCTTTCTTGCTCCAAACATAGACTACAATTACATTGATGTGCAACAGACTAACGCTACTACAGAGACGTATGTATACAAGACGGGTGGCGCAGGTGGCACGACAGTACTAACAATAGTCGTTGTTTATACAAGTTCAACTAAAGCAGACGTTGATTCTGTAACTTGGAGCTAAGATGCCATTAAAGTTTAACCCATTTACAGGAACATTTGACCTAGTAAATACTTCTGGCTTTGCAGACCCGCTTACTACAAACGGAGATATTATTGCAAGGGTCGCAGCCTCGACTACTAGATTGCCACAAGGTAGCGACGGAACATTCTTGGGAGTATCAGGCGGAACTCTCGGCTACTACACACCATCAGGTTCAGGCGATATGATACTTGCAAACGCTCAGACGAACACTGGTGCTAAGACGTTCCTAGATACTACAATGCTACTCAGAAACGTCGCCAACACTTTTAACGGTAGCTTCGTAAACACCAATACCGCCAACAGGGTGTACACTCTCAAAGACGCTGCTGGTACACTAGCCTTTACCTCAGACATTACGGGTACTAACAGCGGTACAAATACAGGAGATAACACGGTATCTACGTCGGGTGCAGCAACAACTGCTGTAACTCTACTAACACCACGAACCATCGCAGGGGTATCGTTCGACGGCTCTGCAAACATAGCAATTGCATCTACNAACCTTTCAGACACAGCTTTGCTTGCAAGACTCGCCTCTCCTACTTTTACAGGGACGGTAGTACTTCCTAGNGGACAGGCTCTTATTGCACCCGCTCTTGGTACACCAGCATCAGGCGTGATGACAAACGNNACAGGTACAGCGGCAGGTCTTACNGCAGGAAATGCAACAACCCTTGCGACTGCTCGCACTATTAACGGTACTTCATTTAACGGTTCAACTAATATTACAGTACCTAGCGATATAACCCCTA